CAGAGCGCTTTGAGACCCGCATAGATGACAGCCCAACAGATCACCGGACAGACGAGGAAAAAGCCGACAGCGCCAGAAATGCCATGAGGGTGTGGGATGGAAGGCTGAACCAGTTGCACCCTTTCAGGGCACGTATCATTCGGTCTGTCTCGTATCAGCAGGAAACGCTTGTGCGCCGTGGCGAGTTAACAGGCGCAGGCAGATCATTCATTGCTGCCATTCGCGCACTGCACGAGTTGACAGAGAGGACGTAGAACGGTAGAATTCTGGTAGCGCCACGGTTCCGAACCAGTGGCGTTTTTCGTTTCCGCCCTTTGGTTTGTCGCTTATGCGGATTGGGAATTACCCGGTCGGGCGGCAATCCTGAGCGCGGGGCTTCATACGGTAACGAGGGGCCTATCGCAGGACAACCCATCCGCGCTCAAAATGGCGGTGCCACGGCAGGAGCACCTTAAAGAGGACGCTACCGTTCAGTCGGTCGGTCCGTGCACCATTCAATAATGCCAGCCCAGCGGAAACAGGCTGGCAACCAACCTTCCCGAGGACATGATGGACCCAGACACGGACTGGCTCGCAGAGGAGCGGCGAAACCTAGAAAACTACGCAAAAAGGCTGCGCGGTGAATGTCAGTCATTTGTCCGCAGCGCCCGGACTGCGAGAACAACCGGGCAACCACACAGCATTCAAAGCCAATCCCAACCGGAGAACTTCCCCCAAGGCAGGTTCCGAATGGCTTTGGGCAGAGACTGGTACGCCAGTGGCAGCAGGTGCGCCCGTCTCGTTACACCGGAGGTCAGGCATGAACCTCACCAGCCACCAATACCAGCGGGCTGCATGGCACAACGGCATACATAGCGGCCTAAGCTTTCGGATTTCATTGGAGGCATGGGAAGCCGCAACACGCGCCGACAGCACAAACGGCAGACAATTCGACAACAACGTAACCGCAGCAATCCAGGCCAGTGAATGGCTGGATCGGGTTGTGATGAGCTATAGAGGTTAGAGCAATGGCAAATATCCATATCACATTTCACGGAGCGATGGGCGGCGGCGCTCCTGTATCTGCATGTGCCCCGTTTTCAAGTGAGACAATCACGTCAAGCGGTTCAAACCAGGTGACGGCAATCTCGGCGGATAGTGGGGACTATGTTTCCGTAGCAGCCCTGAGCGATGTGTATGTTTCTATTGGCGCTTCACCTAACGCTGTGAGCGATGAACGTTACCTCATCCCAGCAGGCGCAACACAGACTTTCGGGCCAGCATCGCGCGGATTTAAAGTGGCAGTAGTAGACGCCTAATCGCAAACCATTGTAAACGCTTAGGGATTTTAAAATGGCTGGAGTAAAAGGCAGATCGGGGCGCAAGGCGAACGAACAAGTGTTCCGTCATGCGATCCTTGAAAAGCTGGATGCACTAGACCCGAACAAAGACCGCAAGCGTGTATTTAACATCGCGGAGACACTTATCACAGCCGCAGAGGGCGGTGAGCCTTGGGCCGTCAAGGAAGTGATGGACCGAGTAGACGGCAAGCCCAAGCAGCAGACAGAACTGAGCGGCCCTGACGGGGCACCAATTCAAACCGAGGAAGTAGGGCAAGGCGCAGCTAAGTTGGCTGCGTTCATTGAGAGCATTGCAGAGCGTAGCGGAACGGCTGGCGAACCTGACGCCTGATGAGAGGGCGCGGGCGCTGGCGGAATTGTCCGATCAGGAGGCCGAGGCCCTTCTATACGACTGGCGCGGGTTTCTTGCACGACCAAACCAAGTCATGCCGGATGGCGATTGGGAAATCTGGATGGTCCTCGCTGGTCGAGGCTTTGGCAAAACGCGCACAGGGGCGGAAGCGGTAAGAGAAGAGGTTGAAAACAACCGCTCAGAGCGTATCGGGCTGATCGCTGAAACAGCGGCGGATGCCCGCGACGTTATGGTTGCTGAATTGCTGCGGATCTTCCCGCCGGATAAGAGGCCAATATACACAAAGTCAAACCGATGCGTTGAGTTCCACAATGGGGCTAAGGCGTTTACATACAATGCGGTAGAGCCTGACCAGCTTCGCGGGCCTCAGCATGACTTTCTGTGGCATGACGAGTTGGCTAAGTGGCGCTATGCCCGAGAGACTTGGGATCAAGCGCAGTTCGGCCTTCGTTTAGGGCGGCATCCACGCCAGGTTGTAACCACGACGCCCCGCGCCATTGAGTTGGTTAAGGCCATTATGGCGGGGAAAGAAGGTAAGGTGCATGTCACTCGTGGCAGCACGATGGATAACCGTGCCAACCTCGCGTCTGGGTTCATGTCCCGTATTCAGAAGCGGTACGCGGGAACGCGGCTAGGGCGGCAAGAGTTGAACGCGGAGCTGCTTTCGGATCTCCCTGGGGCGCTCTGGACGCAAAGCGCAATCGACGCATACAGGACAGACATAACTCCCGAGTTGGGCCGCACGGTTGTTGCGTTGGATGTTGCGGTTACGAACACAGACGATTCAGACGAGCATGGTCTTGTCATTGTTGGGATGGATGCGGATACATCCAATCAGGCCGCTTATGTGGTTGAGGACGCATCTCTAGGCGGCAGCCCCGCAGATTGGTCTAAGGCGGCGGTTGCCGCTTATCACAAGTATCAAGCGGATTGCATCGTTGTTGAGGTGAACAACGGCGGCGACATGATCGCGCACACAATCAGAACAATAGCGCCGAACGTTAATATCAAAGAGGTTCGCGCCTCCAAGGGGAAGCATGTCAGGGCTGAACCTGTGGCGTCACTGTATGAGCAGGGCCGGGTTCGTCATGTAGGACAGTTCCCAGAACTTGAAAACCAGATGACGCAGTTCACGAATGAGGGATATCAAGGCGATGGCAGCCCAGACCGCGCTGATGCGCTTGTATGGGCCTGCACAGAGCTATTCCCGGACATGGTTGAGACCATACCAGACGTCTCTCGTTTCTACGCCACTGGCGGGGCAGGATTCTTAGCATCATGAAAAATGACGACCTTTTAAAGCTTGCTCGGTCACGGATGAGCGAGGCGGTAGACGCTGACCTTGAGAACCGTCAAGAGGACATGGACGACCGCGAAAAGCTGGTTGGCAACCAATGGCCTCAAGACATCCGGGAGACACGCGAAACAGACGGTAAGCCATGTTTGACGATGAACAGGCTCCCGCAGTTTGTTCGTCAGGTCACGGGCGATATTCGCCGCATGAACCCGGCTATCAAGGTAATGCCCGCCGACAACGGGGCGTCTCCTGACACTGCCGACATCATCGAAGGCCTCATTCGCCAGATTGAGTATGCCAGCGATGCAAGCTCGGTTTATGAGCAGTCGGCGGAAAGCGCCGCGGCAAGTTCCATCGGCTGGTTCCGCATCCTGAATGATTGGGTTGATGATGAGTCCTTTGACCAGGAACTAAAGATCAAGCTGATCCGCAACCCGTTTTCGGTCTACGCGGACCCGGCGAGTGAACTTCCTACACGAGAGGACGCCCGGTTTATTTTCATTACCGAAACGATGAAAACTGAGGAGTTTGAGGAGCAATACCCCGGCAAAAAGCATATTGACGTAGAGTATGACGGGACAACGGACGGTCTTGAAAATTGGCAGCATGAAAACAAAGTCGTTGTTGCTGAATACTACTGGAAAGAGCCGGTAACAAAAAAGATTGCGCTGCTTGGGAATGGTGAGGTTGTGGAGAACCCCAACCGCGCAATGGACATCAAGCGAGAGCGAACCGTGAAGACCCACAAGGTTATGTGGGCCAAGATTAGCGGTTGTGACGTGTTGGAAGGGCCTATTGAGCAGCCTTCTATGCACATCCCGGTTATTGCAGTGACTGGCGAAGAGTGGGTTGTCGGTGATCGTGTATACAGGTCAAGCGTGATCCGTTACGCCAAAGACGCGCAGCAGATGTATAACTACTGGCGCTCGGCGCAGACTGAGTTTGTCGCTTTGCAGCCCAAAGCGCCTTACATGGTGTCGACCAAGCAGATTGCGGGCTTGGAAACGCTTTGGAACGAGGCAAACACCAAAAACCGCCCCTACCTCGTCTATAACCCTGATGATAAGGCCCCGGGCGCTCCACAGCGGGCAACACCGCCCATCTCGTCACAGGCCATGTTTGAGCAGGCCCTGAGCGCTGCTGACGACATGAAAGCGACCACGGGCATTTACGATAGCGCCCTTGGCAACTCCTCTAACGAAAAGTCAGGCGTGGCTATTCGGCAGCGTCAAATGGAAAGTGACGTTAGCACGTCCATCTATTCTGACAATATGGCTAAGGCAATCGGCCACTGCGGGCGCGTTCTGGTCGATATGATCCCGAAGGTTTACGACACCAAGCGAAACATTCGCATCCTGGGCGATGATGACGCAGAAAAAATCGTGGAGATCAACGGGCAGCAGCTCATGCATCAAGCCGGGGAGATTGTCGGCGTTCCGGTAAATGATTTGACGGTCGGCAAGTATGACGTTCGCGTAACGGTTGGCCCGAACTACTCGACACGTCGCCAGGAAACAGCAGAAGGAATGATGGAATTCATCCGCGTCCTTCCACAGGCTGGCGCAGCAACTGCGGACCTGATTGCCAAGGCGCAGGATTGGCCAGACGCAGACAAGTTCGCAGACCGGCTGAAAAAGACACTTCCGCCCCAATTGCGCGACCCAGAGGAAATGACGCCAGAGGAGCAACAAGCGGCGCAGCAGGCGCAGGCTCAGCAGGCACAAATGGCTCAGATCCAGCAGGCGGCGCAGCAGATTGAATTCCGCAAGGCAGACGCGGAAGCGACAGAGGCCGAGGCTGACGCTGAAAAGGCGAAGGTCGAGGTCATGAACGAACAAATGGAATTGGCTGTTAAGAGCGGCCAAGTGAACGCGGCAATCGGCCAAATCGTGCAGGCTGAGGTTGCCCGTGCCCTGCAAGGGCTTCTGCAACAGGGGCAACGCCCCAACTTTTAAGGAAAGCTAGGAATGACCGACGAGGTGCAGGCAGCCGAAGAGGCAGCCCCAGAAGTCGTGCAAACTGAGGCCGAGCAGGTCACAGCGCCGGAAGCGGCGGAAAGCACAGAAGGGCAGGTTGAAACCCCGCCCGCCGAGGACAAAGGCGAACAGCCCGAGGCCGAGGAGAAAGTAAGCGCATCAAAGGCGCGTCGGGAACGCCGCAAGGCAGAACTCGCCCGCGCCAAAGAGGAAGCCGCACAGGCTGAGGCGGAAAACGCCAAGCTGCGCGCGCAACTCGACCAGATGAAGGGCGCTGAAAAAACACCACCCCCAAAGATCGACGATTTTGACGACCACGACGAATATGTCGCGGCTCTGTCCGCCCACAAGGCCGCAGAGTTGATGGACCAAAGACAAGTTGCGGCTTTGCAGCGTGAGGTTGAACAGCGCGATGAGCGTCAAAAGGCCTTGCAGCAACAACAGATGGCCGAGGCCCAAAAGAATTGGGCTTCCCAGGTTGAAGAAGCCAAGGAGCGTTATGCTGATTTTGAGGAAGTCGTAAGGGCGGAAGACGTCCAGATTTCCCCGCAGATGGCAAACGTTATCGCAATGTCGGACGTTGGCGCAGACGTCGCCTACCACTTGGGGATGAACAAGCAGCAGGCCGCGCAGATCGCGCAAATGCCCGTCGCTGAACAAGTGGGCGCAATGCGGATGCTTGAGCAATTCATTGCCGTGCAGACGCCCAAGCCCAGAACCCAAACACAAGCCCCAGACCCCGTGACTCCTGTGACGCCGAAGGCAACAGGGCACAAGGACCCGTCGCAAATGACTGCGGCTGAGTATCGCGCATGGCGTGAAGCTGGCGGCTCCTTTTAAGGAAAGCTAAAACAATGGCTAACACCTTTCTAACCCCCTCAGTGTTCGCACAAGAGGGCCTGATGCAGCTTGAGAACGAGCTGATTTTGGGCAACAAGGTCCACACCGACTATTCGAAAGAATATGCGATGGTCGGTGATACCGTGAGCATTCGCAAGCCGACTGCTTACCAGGGCCAAGATGACAACCTGGATGTTTCTTCCTACAGTGAAGACATCGTGCAGGGTAAGACCACCTTGCAGATGAACAAAACTGTCTCGATCAAGGTTGATGTGGGTGCGCTTGACGCAACCTTGTCGTTTGACCGCGTTCAGGAAGACGTTATCCGCCCGGTTGTTATCAAGATGCGTGACCGCATTGAGAGCGAACTGGCAAGCCTGTACAGCGAGTTGTACTACTTCTCGGGTACCCCCGGCACCATTCCTTCGACCTTCAAGGAGTTGGCAAAGGCCGGCGCGATCATGACCGATGCTGCGGTGCCTCAGTCTGACCGCTTTGCGATCCACGGCACCGACGCTTCCGTTGAACTGGCTGACGGTCTGAAGAACGTTTATGTCGAGGGTAAAGCCAAGACCGCGTTTGAAGATGCTGAAATCGGCAAATACGGCGGCTTCATGAACTATGAGAGCGTCCACGCGCCGACCCACGTTGCGGGCGTTGCAACCGGCTCTCCCAAAGTCAATGGCGGTTCGCAGGATACAACCTATGCGCTGACCAAAGACACCGGCACCCAGACGCTGAATACCGATGGCTGGACCAACTCCACCACCGGCATTCTGAAGAAGGGTGATGTGTTCACCATCGCTGGCGTTAACGCTGTCAACCCGGTTTCGGGTGAAGACACTGGACGCCTTCAGACGTTCGTTGTCATGGCTGATGCCGACTCTGGTGCCTCGACCGGCCCTGCGGCTCTGACCATCGCTCCGGCGATCATCACCTCGGGCGCTTACAAGACCGTCACAGCGGCCCCTGCTGACAACGCGGACATCACCGTGAAGTCGGGTTCGGCTGGCGCGACCAACAAGCAGTCTCTGCTGTTGCACCCCAAGGCGTTCGCCCTGGTGACACGTCCCTTGAAAATCGCAAGCGCTGCAGGTGTAAAAACCTCGACCAAGAGCGGTAACAAAGTGACCATCTCCTGCACTGAATGGGTCGATGGTAACACTCTCCAGCACAACATGCGCTTTGACATGCTGTTCGGCGTCAAGTGCCTGGATCCGCGTCTGGGTATGCGCTTGACCAACTAAACACGAGAGAGGGCTGTAATGGCCCTCTTTCCTCTCTTCTGGGGTGTCTCATGGCCACAATGAACGACATTATCAAGCGCGCCTATCGCAAGTTGGGCATTGTTGCGTTTGACATCGATATGACAGCCGATCAGGCCTCAGAGGGCCTAGAGACGCTCAATTCCCTGCTGCACGAATGGAAGTTGCGCGGGGTTGATATAACCCATTCAGACCTCGCGCTTTCGGGCACGTTCCCGCTTAGTGACGAGTACAAAGAGGGAACAGTCCACATTCTGGCAGGCCGCATGTCTCCGAATTACGAGGCCCCGGCTGCATTTGATCCCGATGATTTCTTCCGCGCCATTCAGATTGCCTACCTCACCATCGCAGAGGTGACGATTGAAAGGCCGCTTGTAGAGGTGCCTTCGAAGAAAGCCCGTGACGGGACACTGAGTTATCAGGGCCGCTAAGAATGCCGACAGTTGATTTTGTAGGTCAATCCGCTCAAACGGGGGCATCCCCGGCGGCTGGAACATCACGCCTGCTGAACCTTTACCGCGAACCCGTCACAGAAGGCGACAACACGCGCTATCTGTTACGCTCGGTTCCGGGGCAAAACATATACACGGCTGGGTATTCGACGTTCATGCGCGCGATCCAGTGGGTTGACGGGCAAATCTATATCGTCACTGATGGCAGTCTCAGCACATTGTCAGAAGGCGGTTATGTCGCGTCTGTTGGCGCTATTGCCGACGATGTGAACACAACGATTTCCGGCAATCTTGGCTATGTTACCGTTGTTGCAGGCGGCAACTATTACACATGGAACGGCACAACGATGCTTGAACCCCCTGACGGGGCGTTTGAGAACTACGGCTCGGTCGATACGCTGGGCCAGCGGATGTTGCTGACGGAAAAGAACGGTCGGCGGTTCCAATGGTCTGATGTAGCGGATCCCGACACGCTCGGCGGGCTGAACTTCGCGACGACTGAGGCCGGGGAAGATAATAACATCCGTGGTGTTGTCCTGAATGGCAACTATTGGATATTCAAAGAGCGCAGCATTGAAATTTGGTACCAGACAGGGGCCAGCGATGATGCGCAGGCTTTTGCGCGGGTTTCCGGCGGGATTGTCACGACAGGATTGAAGGAATTCAACCTGCTGACCAAGATCCGGGGCGGCCTGTTCTTCGTTGGCAATGACAACATTGCGTATGTGACGACCGGCGCAGGATTGCAGCCGGTATCTACGCCGCCTGTTGCCCGCAGTATTGCGGATAACATCCCTACGCACTGCTTCTATTACGAGCATGAGGGGCATAAGTTCTGCGTCATCCGGTTCACGGATCGGCCTGCTTGGGTCTATGATTTCTCGACGCAGGAATGGCACGAGCGCTCAGAGGGCGCGAACCACGGCCCCTGGGCCGCCGTTGATACAACGCAGGACAACCAAGGCGAATGGATCGTTGTTGGAGATGGCGGCTTTGTGGCCCAGCTATCCAAGACAAGATCGGGTTTAATATACGACCGTGAAGGCCCGCTTTACCGTCGCGCGATTTCCCGAACACTGAGGAACGACAGTAAACGGTTTAGGGTGCCCGAGGTCGAGTTCTATGCCGACTATGGCCGCGCAGAGACAGACGCAGAAACGCAATTGATGGCTCAGTTCTCCGGTGATCGGGGGAACACGTGGCAATCTCAACGCTCTATGACGCTCGGGAATCAGGGCAATTATGACCATCGTGTTTTATTCCGGTCCCTCGGGCAGTTCCGCCATATCACAGCGCGCGTTGATATGACCCACAAATACGAAATTCCGATTTGGTCGGATGTGAGAGTGAGGCTGGCATGACACCACGTCTGAACAGCACAACCCGAATGTCAGACCCGGCGGGGATGCCGACAATCGAAATTCTCAAGACATGGGCTGAAATGGCCCGTGTTGTTGACGAGCAGCAATCGCAGATCACGGCCCTTGAGGCGCGTGTCGCGGCGCTTGAGGCGCTGCATCCGTGAGAATAACGGCGGATGAGGCGCGGGAATACTTTTCGCACCCGTCTCAACAAAACGACATAGACCCCGACAACCTACCGGGTGATCCGGT